TATAGTCGTAATCTTCGACTTTTAACTTGATGCGTACTGTACTGCTTGGATCTGGTCGATTTACTTTGACTTGAGCATCTGTTTCGCCAAAATATTCCAAACTACGATCGGTATCATATCTGACACGCGCCTTAAAAACTTTGCGAACAGGTACGTTTTGTACGCTGGGAGTAGTTTTTCCAGAATTGCCGTATAGATAATTATAAGACGGATCTGTACTAATAATTACTTTTTGCGCTTCTTTATATACAATAATTTCTCTTCCAAATGTGTCGTGAAGATCAATCAGGTTTGCCGCAATACTTGCTCGTTGAGAAGATGATAAAAACTCTGCCATAAATGTTTTTACACTAAAGAAAATTTTTTGTGTACTTCATTTCAAGGTATAAGGTTTAATGAACGCAGAAGACATTTTTAAAAAATGTTGTCACAGGAATACGGTTTCCCTTTTTAAGGGTTTCCTCGTAATGCTTGAGGACTTACATAAAGAGCATGAGATTAATTTCAATAAGTTAAGAAATAATCTTCCAGAGGGTTGTGTCCCTATTGTTGATCAAGCCGACTACTTTGATGAAGAAAAATTACAACATCTTCGCAAACGGACTCTCGATATTGGTAACGAAACAATTAGAAATATCATGGGAGATTTAGATAATTATACTATAGGCTTTACATTTAAATAATCATGTCAGAATCAGCAACACAAGAAAAAACGCTTCCTACAATGGATGATACTCGAAAGAAATTACGTGAAATTTATAGTTTTACGTTCGAAAAAGAGGAGAAAGTAAAACGTACTGAAACAAGTAGCGTAAAGAATCCCGAAACAGGAGAACAAGAAGAAGTGTCCGTAACCAAAGAGGTTACAGATAAGGTTCCCTACCGCATCGTGATGAAGCAACCCACGCGTCGCCAGATTGAAGAGGCTGAGCTTGAGTTTAGTGTCGAGATGAGTAATTGTATTAAGAAAGGTGTGTTGACGAAAGCTATGCTTGCCAAAAAGTATAGTGACACAGGTGGACTGCTTGCCGAAGAAGATGCAAAAGCGTTAACAAGTATGTATGTTAAGTACGGCGAACTATCTCAAGAAAGCGAAAAGCTTGGAATCAAATCATCCACTCTCAATGAAAAAGATACTGAGCGCATGAATGACATCGCAGGAGAAATTGCTACTTTGCGAAAAGATATTGTTAATGTTGAAACATCATATTCTAATTTATTCAATCATACTGCCGATGTTCGTGCAGAAAATAAAGTTATACAATGGTACATATTGAATCTTACATTTTTACAAAAATCAGATGAAGATGATATGACTGCATTGTTTGCGGGTAATGACTTTGAACAAAAATTACAAACCTACTATGAAATGGAAGAAGAAGGAGATGAATTGTATGACATTGTGGGAGGAAAGATTGCGGCGCTCTATAGCTTTTGGTATTACAGTAGTGGTGCAGTGGGCAAAGCTGATTTCGAAAAGCTTGACAACGACATCGAAGAAGGAAATATATAATGCGTGGAATCGACGAAGCGCAGAAGAATCTTTAGGGACGTTGTTCGCGGCTACTCTAGCACGCTTTTCAACGACAAGCTTGTATATATAAAACATCTCACTCCACACGATCAGGTGGAGCTTGAGGAAATTGAAGAGCGTTATCACAACGAGGCATTGCGGCGCGGTGTGCCCACCGAGGCAGACATGCTTGAGTTTCTGAAGGGGGAAGGTCAATGGCTTGACGAAGACGAACGTGTGATCACCGAGAAAACTCTTTATCTTGAGAATTTAAAAAAAGCATTAACCAAGCTCGTGCTCAAAAAAGATGTTGATCGACAAAAAAGTGTGATTGCAAAAGAGGAAAAGTTGCTGCTCGAAAAACAAACACAGAAAATACAACTTGTTGGCAACACATGCGAAAAGTACGCGAAAGATCGACTCAATGATTTTTATATGATCAAGAGTTTCTTTAAAGATGCCGACATGAAAACAGAATTGTTCAGCGAAGAGGTGTTTGACGAGCTTGAAAATTACGACATCAAAAAAATAATCTTTACATACAACGATATCTTTCAAAGTTTCAGCGAAGAAAATATACAATATACAATACTAGAAGATTTTTACAATCCATATCTCAGCTTTGCAGAAGATAGTCTACAATTTTATGGCAAACCATTTTGTGATCTAACATACAATCAAATAAGATTGATAGTATATACTAGAGTGTTTAAAAATATATTTGACTCAAATGAAAATATACCTGAGAACATAAGAAAAGATCCCGCGAAATTGTTGGAATTTGGTAGCAGTTCAAAAGAAGAGCGCGACAAAGTGAAAGACAAACTTTCTCAAGGAGATGGCGGCACAATTGTTGGCGCAAAACGCGAAGATTATGAACAACTAGGAGTCAAAAAACAAAAGGGCGGAGTTGATCTACATGAGGAAGCAAAGAAAAAAGGTGGAACATTAAATATGGAAGATTTGATGAAATTGCATGGTGTGACATAATTTTGGTGTATTAATACCTTATCTAAGGAATAAGGAAATATGGCTATTGATCTTGATGTACATGGTAATACAAAACCGCTTGAAGCGGCGGTACAGGCGGCTGTAAATAGAATTCGTCGTCAACCAATTAAAATTACGGTTGATGACAAGGGCGCCACCCAGCCATTGGGCAACATGAAGCGTGGTGCTGATGAGTTTACCAAATCGATGGAAGCGGCGAATGCTCGTATTCTTGCGTTCGGTGCGAGTATGGCAATCATAAATGGTGTGGCTAATGCATTCAAGGGTATGGTCAAAAACCTTGTTGAGGTTGAGAAAGCTATGGCTGACGTTAATGTGGTCATGGGTTTGAGCGCTCAAAACTTGGAAAAATTTAGTGATGGACTTTTTAAAGTGGCAAAAGAAACTGGTGCGGCATTCAGGGTTGCTGCAGATGCCGCTACAGAATATGCTCGTCAGGGCTTGGGTGTTGAAGAATCTCTAAAAAGAACGAGAGACGCTTTGGTTCTTACTCGCTTGACTGGCATGGACTCTGCCGAAGCAGTAAAATCCTTGACTGCCGCGATGAACACATACGGCACACAAATCAAAGATACCACGCAATTGGTTAGTAAGTTTGCTGCTGTTGATGTTAAGTTTGCGGTTAGCGCCCAAGATTTTGCGGACGCTATTTCTCGTACTGGTCAATCTGCTCAAAGCGCTGGGGTGAGCATTGACGAGCTTGTGGGTATTGTAACTGCTGCTCAGCAAAAAACTGCTCGTGGTGGTGCGGTTATTGGTAATGCGTTGAAAACAATTTTCACAAAAACAGGAAAAACCGATACTCTCAATCAACTTGAAAATTTAGGAATCGCAGTTCGCGATCTTGAGGGAAATACAATTGGTGCACAACGCATACTGAATGATCTCGCCAATACGTTTGATACTCTTAGTGCTGCGCAAAAAGCTCAGATTACTCAAACAATGGGCGGTTTGTTTCACATCAATATTTTGAAAGCTGTTTTGAGTGACGCCGCAAAACAAAATGGTATCATGGCTGAGGCTACCAGAATATCTGCTGGTGCTACAGATGAAGCTATACAAAAGAATGAAGAGTTGCGCAAAACAATGTCTGCGGTTGCCACAGAAACAGGGCTCGCAATCAAACAAGTTAGTACTCAAATAGGTGAAATAGCACTTGCTCCAGGAATGGAAAAGATTCTCAACTCTGTTAAAAGTCTGGCAGAAGGATTGAGTGGAGTGTTGGGAGATGGAGAAAGTACTGGAAGTAGTTTTGCCACTGGCCTTCTTAAAGGTATTGGTAATGTTATTACTGGGCCAGGACTTGTTGTTCTCGCGGGTGTATTTTTTAAATTATTTGGTCAAGCATTAAAGTTTACAAAAGAAAGCTTGACATCGTTGGTCGGCGTAACAACCGAAAAACAAAAACAAAAAGCCATACAAACAAGCTTGGTTGCACTGTTTGGTCAAAATGCAGCGCTCAACAAAGAAATGTTGCGTACTGATATTGGTCGCACCGAAAAAGAAAAAATCATACTAGGCCTACTCAAGGCGCAAGTTGTAGAAGCTAAAGCGTTGAATACTTTAACTGCTGGCATGGCTGGCACATTGTATCGAAAAGGGTATGGCGCAAATTTAACACCTGTTGGTAAAAAAGCAAGTGGACACATTCCAAATTATGCAAATCCAGAACGCGCACAAGCTGCGCAGGGTGGATATGCCGCTGGAAGTATTCGAAGTATGAACATGCCTGGCGAAGGCCCAGTCATATACAACAGCGCAGAAACAGTCAAAAATTTCGCAGGCTTTAAACAACCCGCAATCATGCCACCACAATCCAGCAAGGCTGGAAAAAATTATCAACAAGCATTTGGTAATATACATGGATTCGATCCATATGCTGCGGGGGGATATATACCAAATTTTAAGAAATCGAAAGCGAAAACTAAGGAAAAAGCTGGGCCGCCTATTAATTTAAATAGTTTGTTTGGGTCGCAAATTAAATCTATGGGAGTTTTGTTAGGTTTTGGGTCAGAGGGACCCGCTAAAGGACAAAAGTATAGTCAAACCTATAATAGTTTACCTCCAAATGCTAAAGCGGTGTTAAAGAAGAAAAATATAGTTGATCGTGGTACATCGCAAGTAGTTGCAAAATTGCCAACCAAGGCTGTTTACGAAGTAACCGAAGCGGACGTTGGAAAGATTGGAGGGGTTTTAGGAAAAAGCGAATTAGAGAAAAAGCTTTATCACTATGTTGGCCGCCCTTTTGATAAATTTTCTCAAGCCATTGGAATGGATATGTTTGGAGGTAAAGTTGGTAAAGCTGGAATTAATGTTTTAAAGACACATATGGAAGGTTCTGTGCTGGGAGGTTTGTTTGAATCTGCAGTGAGGGGATCTTTAGATAATAAAAAAGTTAAAGATAGTCAAGCTCCTTTTGATTTCACCGGTTCTAACGCTGAGAATATTGCGGGGTTCATGGGTAACAAGAACTTGAGCCTGATTGAGGCAAAGTATAATTTATCTGCAGCAAAAGGAGGAGGTATTCCAAAAAAAGTTTTAAATTATATTTATAAAAATTCTAAGGGCTCAACTGAAGTTAGTCATACCAGTGACTTAATAACAAAAAAAGGTGAAGATATTTATGTGGGCGCCGAGAAATTTGACAATACAAATAAAGATCAAATTAACAGGCTGGAGGAAGCGGAGCTTCCTACTACTTGGCAAAAATTAAATAAACTATTTAACGCTAGCGGTTTTATTCCCAACTTCGCTGACCCATTATCTGATGCAATAGGCCGAGAAAAAGCGGCTGGCGTTCCAGTTTCACAAATTCGTGTGGGCTCACACGGCGCACTCATGAGCAAAGGAAATCCCCTCGGCCTCGGCGTAACCAATACACATGATGAGCCAAATGGTTTGCGTGATGTGTTTGGTGCGAATGGATTTGTGCCGAATTACTTTAACCCCCTAGACGGTATAAAAAGTTCTATAGCAAACACAAAATTTGGACAAAACTGGGAAAAAGCCACTACAGAACACGCCAAAAAAATAGAGAAGTTAAATCGCAGAATAGAGCAAAGAGTACAAGCTATACAAAAACATAATCAAGAGCTGTCGACACTTACCAAGGGTACTAGCGAGTATAGGGCAGCACAATCAAAACTTAAAAGTACTACAAGTAATCTAGATAAAACCAGAGCGAAATTGAGTGTTCTTGAAAAATCTTCAGCCACAGGAATCGGAGGTAGAATGGGAAGGTTATCTTCTGGCCTTGGGAGGGCTTTTTCAGGAAACACTGGTATGGCAATGATGATGGGAGCACCAATGGCCGCGGGTTTTTTACAACAAGGTGGAATGGGTGCTCAAGGAGGTAATCAAAGTATGTATGCCGCAGGAGGAGCCTTAACAGGCGCTGCTTCTGGAGCAATGATGGCAAGTGTGATCGCGCCAATGTTTGGACCCGGCGCACCGCTGGTGATAGCGCTCGGGGGTGCTGTTGGAGCTTATCAGGGTTGGGCGAGTGCAACCGAAGAAAATACAAAAGCTTTAAAAAATGCAGAATTAAAAAGGCAACAAGGGGTTGTTTCCTCTTTTGTGACTACAAGTCCAAAGTTTATGCAAAAATTTTCTAAAAACATATTTGATGATATGAGTCAAGAGGGTAAGCAGGTTATGAAGATGGCTGCTCCAAAGTACACAGCTACTACGCCTCCCGATATCAGTGAAAAGGATTTTCTTACAAGGGGCCCGAATAACCCAATATTTAAAATGAAAATACCTTTTATTTCTGACCTTTTTGGCCCGTCAGCAGGAGAGATAGATCAGATCACGAAATATCGTGAGCAAGGAGATCAACAAAATGAATTTCAAAAAATTCAAAAATACCAAGTCGGCACTATGAAAAAAGCTATAGGCTCTATGGGTGATGAAGAGTTTTTGCTACCATCTTATATAAAAGATAAAGAAGGGAAAATACAAAAACAGGATCAACCTGAACGACAAAAAGCATCTGATTATTTAAAGAAATTAGAAAAAATAGATTTTTTTAAAGTTGAGGATACAGGAGATGTAAAAAGAATTGAGGCGTTAAGATCTGCATTGTATAAAATTTATCAAGAACAAATCACTGCAGAGCACGATCAAAGTGAAGCAATAATTCTACAGTTAAATATTCAAAAAGTCATGCTTGAATCTCAAAAAAGAGCAAAGCAAGCACAGTTTAATATTTCTTCCTCCATGCAAGCCCAAGCAAGTAATCTATCTTTAATGGAAAAAACAATGGGTGGATTTGCAACCGAACAACAGAAGGCTCAATTTAAATATATTGGATCAATAAATAAAGCCGCCGAAACTTATGCATCTTCTGCGCAGCAAGCTGAGAACGCTTTTGAGTCTAATATGTTGGGGGTACTTAAGGATGATGATGTAAAAAGTAAAGTCAAAACCGCACTAGCAAAGAGAATTAAGGAAAGGGGCGGCGGAAAAGTAGACGCAAATAAACTTGATGTTTCAGATGAATTAATAAATCTTTCCCAAGAAGAAAGGCAGGAGATGTATAAAGAATTGAAACTTGGAGACGACATTACTAAAAATATAGAAAACCAAGTTACTGCTCGAGAAAACGCATTAAGCCTTGCAGCGCAGCAAGTAAATCAATCAAACTCAATTGCACAGTCAGAATTTAGAGTAAATGACGCTATTGCTAGAAGAAAAGATCTAATAAGTAATTTAAAGTCCGGCGGAGCCTTAATGTCTCAAGCGCTTGGTCATGCTCAAGCTATGCGAGGAATGGATGCACAAGTGGGCGCTGCACAAAGATTAACTAACGTAGGACCCGGATATCAAACACGTGCCGAGCAAGAAGCTTTTCAAATGAGGGAAAAACAAATTGCGCTAGAAGATCAAATAAAAACAATTCGAGAAAACGCCACAATAGAGCTTCAAAAAGAGCAAACTAATCTTGAAGAAATAAAAATGGAGGAGCAGCAACTTCTAGATTTAAAAGCAAAAAGAGATAGCTTTGTTGGGGCTGGTGCAGAACTTGATGAAGATGACTTAGCTACTTTAAATGGTTTAATTCAGACTGAAGATAAAAGAAATCAAGCAAAAGAAAAAACACAAAATGCTATAGACAATATACTCAAGAAATCAGAAAAAGAAGTATCTACCGCCGAAAAACTATTAGCTTTAGAAGAAAAAAGATTAGCCGCAAAGCGCGCGCATGAAACTGGCCCAGGTGCATTTGGCAGAGGAATGAGTGACACCACGAAATCAATGCGCGAACAAGTTAAAATGATGGATTACGAACTTGGCAAAAGAATACCAAGCGCTTTTGCCGACGGACTTGCCGGAGCAATGACCGAAGCAATCAATGGAACAAAAAGCCTAAAAGATGCATTGACTGATGCCGCGGTTGGATTTCTTGGAATGATTCAACAAGCAATGATGCAAAAAATGGCCTATCAAATGGTGGGTGCAACGGGATTATTCTCTCGAGGTGGAAATGTTCGCAAATATTCAAAGGGTGGTGGGGTGCCTGCAATGGTAAGCAATGGTGAATATGTTATGGGTCGCGATGCAGTAAATAAATATGGCGGATCATTCATGCACGGAATGAATGCTGGCGGACGCATACCTGGATTTGCTAGTGGAGGGTCGGTAGAAAATGATTTATTATCAAAAGGAAAAATAAGAAGAGAAGGTGCGCCAGGAGGTCCCGCAGCGCAAGGTTCTGCACTGGCATCTAATTTTGGAGGAGGACGAGGATTTGATTCTGGTAGATTATATCAAAGAAAAGCAATGAGCGGCTCTTTTTACGCTCAATCTGGAAATGTAGGATTGGGAGAAGATACAAGCGCAATACAAGCAATACTTTCAGAAGAAGAACGTCTTCGTCAAGAAGCTGAAGCAAAACGGCAAGCCAAAAAAGCAAAACGTAGACAGTTGCTGGGAATGGTTGCGAGTATTGGATTGATGTATGGATTGGGTAAAATGAATTTGTTTGGGTCAAAAACTCCTCAAGGAAGTATGTCTGCTCCGACCCGACCAGGTAGCGTTGGAGCTTGGTTTCTTAACCCAACAAACAGATACATGGGCGGCCCAATTCGCAAATACGCCAGCGGCGGACACATCGCAGGAAAATCTGGCATCGACCAAATTCCCGCAATGCTCAGTGAGGGAGAATATGTTATTCGTGCAAGTAGCGCTCGCCAAATTGGCAAGCCAATGCTTGATCAAATAAATGCAGGTAAATTTAATGAAGGAGGACCTGTCAGCGAAATCGGAGGTTCAAGTGAAACCGGATCGACTGGTGGCAACACAAACAACATTAGTATTTCTGTGAATATGGAACGTGGTTCGTCAAATAAGCAGCAACAACAAGATGATTCAAGCGGGCAAAATCCTGCAGATAAATCAAATGAAGAGCAAAGTAATGCTAAGCTTGCAGAACGCATCAAACAACAAGTAGTTTCCGTAATTGTGGAGGAACAACGTCCAGGAGGTTTATTGAGTGATTAATTATGAGTTATTCAAACTATGAACAAAAAGTCATTATTAATGGTTATGAATTACTTGGAGTTCAAAGTGTTGATGGTAATTATGGTATAAGCGAAAAGCCTGTCAGGGTTGCTGGAGTGGGATTTATTGACGCAGTTATCGATAGTCCTCTTGAGGGTAATTTTAGTATCAATAGGAAAATGGTCAGCAATGACCCCTTGATTGAAAAATCTGGAAGTCAATATTTATATGATGAACAAGAAATTAGCGGCGCAATACTATACGACAACGATACAAAAGGTTTTGGTTTCACAAAAGGTAGAATGTCTAGATATACAGCTAGCTGCTCTGTAGGCGAAGTTCCTGATGTACAGGTTGATATAACTGTATATGGAGATTTGGGTAGCGGAGTAAGTATGAACTCCCCTTCAGAAACACATCCTCCTGTACAATACCCAGATCAATCTGGTATGCGCGTCACGGTTAGTGATTTTTCGATTGATGCGATAAGCGACTTTAGTTTTAGTAGAACTATAAACACCCAACCTTTCTACGCTATTCCAAAAGGTGATTCCTCGGATTGGACTAACGGTACAGCTGGAACTAAAAATTTAGAACCTATACAAATCGACACACAATACCCTATAGAAACTGATATTAATTTTACTATAATTGCTGATAATTATGAAGTTCGTGAAATAAAAGATAGAATACAAGCTGCTCCAGAGAGTGATGTTAAGATAGAAATATTTGATTCTATTAGTGGTACATTAATAAATGAATTTATTGGTGAGAACGTGAGGTTGATTAGTGAGAGCATAAATAGTACTACAGAAGAAGAAATGAGTATCTCTTTAACATATAAGGGATATAAAACTTTGCACAATTCATAATGACCACTCCACTTTTAAGATTTGAAGATAGCAAGGTTGCTATTGGTGGAAAGAACTTATTTGCAGATAGCGCAGGTTTATCTCTAGCTCCCGCGCTTGAGGTTGAAAGAGTTTATGGAGATTATGATGCAAACTTGGCGGGAGCAAAAACTCAATTTGTAAATTTTTCACCAACCAACGGGCTAAAAGGTAAATTAGATGTTTCTTTTTTTATATCCGCCGAACAATTTGCACATGGAGGAAATCCTAATACGATACATAGAATGTTTGAAATTGCAGAAGGTATGAGCGAGGTCCCTATTCATCAAAATAGAGTTGGTCGATATGCTTTTGATAATATGTATCTTACTTCATTTACTTTTGATATGAGTCCTTTTCAAATTATAAAAGCTAGTGCAAGTTATGATATATATGGAAGTGTTAATAAGGTAATAGATACAAGATTCAGTAAAAGTCAAATTGATTTCGCGCACTCATTAAAGTCATTTGGAGGATTGTCCGCAACAGGAATAACTGATGAGGAGTTTGAGATATCTAGTTTGAACTATAATATAATTGTTGGGCGAAAAGTTTATAATCATATCAGGGGTAATGAAGGCACAATTGTAAATACCTCTCCGAATGGAGTGGTTCCTGTTAGAGTTTCTGTAGAAAATATCGAAAAAGAAATGACTATAGGATGCAGTGAAATGCTTGAAAATTTAAACGCATACGGTGATAAACAAGATTCAATGACTTCATCAGGGCTTCCAGATTCTAAAATTGAAGCGTTTCTCTTATCTATGCAGGGTGATAGAATAGCTAGATTTTCTGCGTCAGGTAAGATACAGTCTGAATCTATGAGTATTGCAGAGGGAAAACATGCTGATGGAAAAATAACAATAAAAGAAATAGTTAAATGATAGATAATTCAAACATATTTAGTTCTGAATATTTAACTAACACTTCTAATTATAGCGGTGTATTCCAAACTGGAACAAGTTATAAAAAATTTGATTTTGTTCATGATACTGGAGATGGATTGTTTTATTATGCTAAAGAGAATGTTGTATATGGAGGAGGCGCGCAAATATCTGGGGCGAATCGATTGACTTTAGTTCCTGGCGGGTCATACACAAGTGAGGGTGATGCTCATTTTATAGTTGACACGCAAAATCAATTAGAGAATTTAGGAGCTTCTTTTGAGGTTGGACAGATTGTTTCTCTGCAAGGTTCAACTGGCACAAATGATGGAACCTATAAAATACTATCCATAGAGAAAGATTTATTGTCTGTAAATTATGACAATTCAATTACTGGATCCTCGATGACAGTTATTGGGTTAAATAATAATGATTCAATCGACACTTTGGAGGTTGCGAGTGCAAACATATTGAGTTTATCTGAAATAAATATATCTCCTGGAGATAATGATACGGTTTGGTCTAGAGATTCGTTTTTCTTTGACGCAGATTACGGAAGCAATGTAAGTTTTAAGGCAAACAATCATAAATATCAATATGGAAATGGATATTACATACTTCAACCAAAAAACATTAATAGCCTGAGTATTGAAGTTAATTTAAAATTTAAAAATCGAACAAATAGAGAATCAAATGCAATAGTTCACTTTTTAGAAAATCATCAAGGGCAACAAGAGCAGATAAATATTTCTCCAAATTTAATATATAGTCAGGGTATATCAGGTTTTCGGTGGGACGAATCTTCAACCTTTCACCCCTATGCTTCAATAGGACTTCAGGCAAAAAGGTTTACCTGTGGCGAATGGAATCATAGTTTAAATTTTGAAAACAGTAATGATATAGAAGTTAAGCTGAGAAATTTGGATTCATCTATCCTTCAAAAAACAAGCGGTTTGTTTGTATCTCCTATAGAGGCATATTCTGATTCTAGAACTTACGAGAAAAATGATGCGGTGTATAGCACGGGTAATAAGCGTCATTATTATTGGAGTGGTGATTCCAGTTTGAGTGGATTTGCTCCGTCACAAAATAGATCTGAGTGGAGTAGAGCCGGGGGTTTTTATCAGGATATAAACACGCAGTATTGGACGCGCGATTTTTTCTGGAAACCCTCCCTTGGTTTGAGCGTGAGTCAAAAACCAAGAATGCAGGATATCGGTGTTGGCGATGCATATATACAAATATTTAACGATGGAATTAATGAAAGTTTACTGACTCTTGATTTGGATTTTAATAATCGCAATGATTCTGAAGCGAGATCTATTATTCATTTTTTAGAGCAACATTATGGTTGCGTACCTTTCGGTTTTACTCCTCCGGCACCCTACGAAACAAGGCAAAATTTTGTATGTCAAGAATGGAGCCATTCTTATAATTTTAAAGGTAATCATAGTATAAGTGCTAAGTTTGAGCAATACCCCTTTAATTTAGAGGGTCAACAATATGATTCTATTAATCCCGTTCCTTTTATTAATACTGGAGAGCTAATATTTACTTCGCCTTTTATTATGAGAAGTCAAGATTCACAAGAGCGGTTATCAATATATAATCCGTTTAGATCTAAGTTCCTGTTGAAAAATAT